TGGACGCTATGGTTATGGCCATAGATGTTCTGTCTCGGACATCAATATCCCCGGAGGCGTGGTCACTACACACTGACACCTCACAGTCTCTTAATAACAATAGCCAAGACTTCGGCAAATCTCTTCAGAGAAGTGTCAGAGGGTTAGCTTCAAAGTGGAACGGGTGGGGTCTGTAGGGACGACCATCTGACACATCTCAGTTATCTTTGGCATATAGAAATGGACGGTAGCAAAAATGGCTTCACAAACAAGTTACAGGTCAGCAAATTATCAATCAGGCCCAAACGAGGGAGTGATTGTTGACCTTTCTGAGCATGCGGAAAAGTTAGTTAACTACGAAGACATCTCGCACCTCCTTTCTGAAGAACAGGAGCGTCGTATCGTGGACTATGTAAAGTCTATGGCCGATATGTCTCATTCTAAAATTAGCAAACGCTACGATCATTGGAAAGAAGCAGACCGCGCTCACGATGTTTATGTACCTGCTGATGCAACAGCCTTCCGAGAGAAGGCTGTCATGGCAGATACTCGTGCTATTGCAGACACAGTTCTCACCTACCTCATGGCTGCAATGGGCGGACGAAACCCCATGTTCCAGCTTGAGGGTCTGAACAGAAAATCAAGAAACGCATCACTCATCCTCGAAAGAGTGCTGCACCAACAGATGCGCAGAACCGCAGGTGAAGCAAGACTTGCCCAGATGATACTAGACAGCATCCGTTATGGTTTCGCGCCGACCAAAATAGTTTGGGACGCCAAGACCAACCAGAACAAGATTATAAACTTTGATCCCCGTAGATGTTTCCCTGACCCACGCGTGAATTGGGGCGACTGGGAGAGCATGCAGTTTATCGTGTTCGCTGATTACATGTCCTACAACGCACTGTTAAATAGTGGCCTATACCCTAAGTTAAAAATGTTCCCTGCTTTGAGAAACAAGGTTTCCGGCACTCGCAATTCCTGGAGCGCACATCACTGGCACAAAGAGGAAGGCCGAGGATTATCAATCGACCCTGCCCAGCCAAGTCAGAAGAATGCGGATCATGCTTACTTCACCCTTGGTGACGCTAGAGTAGTGGACGAGTCTTGGGTTCGTCTATCTGGCCACGAGATTGGCATCCCTTCGATTGACGAAATATTCCTTGTCATGACGATAATGGACGAGAGTGTTGTCATTAGGTTCCAGTTAAACCCCTACGGCCAGCAGTTTCCTGTTGTTTTCGGTGGGCTTTACCAAGATAGCCATAAGACTTACGGCCAATCACTGTACGACCTCATACTTCCGATGCACGATATTGCTACATTCTTGATGAGATCGCGCATAGATAACATCGGTGCTGCGCTAAACAACCTCATATTCGCTGATCCGACGCAGGTTTCGATACCTGACCTGATAGATCGCAACCCATGGGGCATAGTTCGCACACTTCCGGGCAGCAAACCCGGAGATGGCGTCTTCATTGCGCAGGTTCCAGACGTAACACGCGGACATCTCAACGATATAGCGCAGATGTCAGAGCTGAAGCAGCGCGTTAGCGCAGCGTCAGACGCACAACAAGGTATGCCCACCGCAGAAGGCGGGGTACGCACAGCAACGGAGATACAGCGTTTAACTCAGCTCGGATCGCAGAGGCTCGGTGTACTCTCGCGCATCATGTCTGCCACGACTATTCGCCCCATGGTCAGAATGATGGTGGCGAACATCCAAGACAGTTTGGCTATGGATGGGTCGATTAAGATGGATAAGAACAACACGCCCAACCAACTGTCGGGCATGATCCAAGATGGCTATCTTGATTACAATGTTTCCAAAGACTTGCAGGGAGAAATTGATTTCCTAGTAATAGACGGAACTCTTCCGCTCGAACCCACGCGAAATGCTGAGACGTGGATGAATATGCTCCAGATCATGAACCAGACTGGTCTTAACATGGAATACAACGCGGGTCAGATAGCTGAAGAAGCCATCCGAGCCATGGGTATCACTGACATGGACAGGTTCCGCGTCGACCAGAAGCAACTTCAAGAGCAGGGGCCAAGTCCTTCCCAGCAATTAGCGATGATGGAGAAGATGCGTGGCGCAAGTGTCCAACCACAAGAGAACATCGACCAAGAAGTTCAAAAGGGCAATCTTGTTCCGATGTCTGAGTCGGGGAATCGGTAATGACGAAGAAGATATTACAAAAGAATGTCGACCCCTCTGTCGTCGCTTTTATCTCGGTAATCGAGCAAGACACTCAGGCTTCGATCAACGAGCTGAAAGCCGTAATCTCAGAGGACAAGAAGTATCTATCAGAGTTGAGGAAAGATATATCCTCAATGCAAAAAAGTTCCGACTCTATAGACAACAGCATCGCAGCAGTAGAGCTGAAAGCTAAGCGTCTTATAGATAAAGCAATCGTTAGCAGAGATCATGAATGTGACTTTTGGAGAGAAGAGGTTGAAGAAACCACTGCTGCGTTAACGGCTCGCGTTGCGACTTTTGAAAAACGAATGGACGCTATGGAAGCCAACCTTACACGCTACTTCGACAAAGAGAAGTACGCGATAACCAAGGCTATGATTGCCAAAGTAATTAGTGAGGAGAAGGCTAATGGCTGAAACAAGACCGATAGGTGAACAGCTAAGATTTCTATCATCAAAGACCGGGGAGCATATTTTAGATGATTATCTGGAGGCTTCTGAAAAAGGTACTCGTACCCTTAGTGATATGCTGGATGATCTATTTGATTCATCGGGCGTATTTCAGTCTAGCTTATTCCAGTTTAGAGAAGACCCCGCAAACCCCGGAATGTTTCAGGTTAGAGTCGGTCAGTACGTTGGCGCAGACACAGGCTGGAGTACCATCACCTTCACGGACTTTGCTCAGTATGTAGCAGATGCCTTAGCCTACAAGAATGCCGCTGAAGCAGCTAAGACAGCAGCCGAGAGTGCTCGCGATACTGCACTGCCTGTCATCAACAACATCGCGGACGTCATAACCACAGCAACTAACATTGCCAGCGTAAACACTGTAGCTGCACAAGCTATTGGCACAAAGACCTACGCGGTTACAGCCGCTGGTGGAAAGTTCTTTTTAGATGGAACTACCAACCCAGCTATCACGCTAAAGGAAGGTTTTACATACACCTTTGATCTTTCAGATAGTTCTCTATCCACGCACCCTTTTAGGTTTTCGACATCTGCAAGTGGCTCACCTGTATATACAACAGGGGTCACAATAACTGGTACGCAGGGTACGGCTGGAGCTAAGATTGAAATAGTTGTTTCGTCTGCCACAGCTAGGACGCTTAACTACGTTTGCACTTCGCACTCAGGCATGGGCAATGTCGTTACCTCGCAGCAACATAACCTTGATCTCTTGGCGGCAATCAACACTAAAATCACGACGGCTGCTGACGTTGTCGCGCCGTCAATAACAGACGTAATAACTGTATCCACCAACATTTTAGACGTAGCTATTGTTGCCGCAGACATCACAGACGTCAACACCGTGGCAACATCCATCACAAATGTCGACGCGGTTGGAACCAACATCGCCGCAGTCACAACTGTTGCCAACACTGGCAACCTAAACAGCGTCACAACTGTTGCAACTAATATAGCAGACGTCGGAACGGTAGCGTCAAATATTACAGGCGTACAAACAACCGTAGCGAACATTGCCGATATCAACACTGTGGCCGCGAATGTAGGCGCAGGGCAGAGCATTACCACTGTTTCTAATTCAATCGGCGCGGTCAATGTTACGGGAGCAAACATCACGGCTGTACAGACCGTGGCCACAAACATAGCGGCCATTCAAAATGTATCGTCAGACTTGCTAGAATCTATCTCAGAGATAGATACCGTTGCGGCTTCCATTGCTAATGTTGATACAGTAGGAACAAACATCGCTTCGGTCACAACAGTTGCCAATGCGGCCAACCTTGCCAACCTTTCCACTGTGGCCTCAGACATAGCGGACGTTAATTCTCTTGCAGCAGTATCGGCAAAGATCAGCGCGTTAGCTGATGTCGAGGATGGGACAACCGCAACAGGTGCTATCACTGGGTTGTTTGGCGACCTAGCTACTATTCAATCCCTTGGCACAAACATCTCTGAGATTGTGACCACTTCAAACAATATCACGTCAGTGATTGCCACGGCTGGAGCGGTAAATAACATAAACCAAGTTGCTCCTCACGTCGGGGCATCTGGAAACATCTCGCTGGTGGGTAATTCGATTGGTGATGTGAACGCGCTAGTCCCTCGTCTTACTGACGTTCAGACGTTAGTTGGCGGTACAAATCTAGCTAACATTCAGATAACAGCGCAGAACGCTACCGATATAACGGCGGCTGCTACAAACATCGCAGCCATTGCGACAGCCGCTACTTATGTGAGCCAAATTATTGAAGCCCCTCTGTTCGCGGAGGACGCTGAGAAATACGCAGTACATGGCGTCAACTCTACGTTCACAGACCGAGATGGGAACGTAAATTACTCCGCAAGACACTGGGCATCTGTAGCACAAGCGGTGGGTAATGCCTTCACGACTGTGAAAGGCGACGAGCGAAGCACGGGCGATACGGACGACATCACGGCCAATGGTGCGGCAGACTCTGTTAAATTCTTGGGGCTTGGCGGAACCAAGGTTCGTACCGATCAATCAACCAAAGAAATTTATATAGATAGTCGCTCGGTGGCTATGGCAATAGCATTGGGGTAATACTACATGGCTAGTTATAATTTTAAGAACGCTACTGCGAATGACGTAGGTACAACGCCAGCGGACGTTTACACCGTCCCGGCGAGCAAAAAATCAATCATGATCGGGTGCAGTGTAACGAATATCACTGGTGCAACTTTACCTGTGGAGCTTTCACTCGTGAAAGCAGACTCCACAATAATCCACCTTTCACGCGCACACAGAATTGAGGGTGGGACGACCCATGATTTTTTAAGTGGTAAAAAGCTAGTAATGCAAGCTGGTGAAAAGGTGCAACTCGTTTCCAAGATTGCCAGCTCTTTGGATTGCGTCGTTTCGGTACTAGAGGATGTTGACTAATGGCTAATGGTTTTTATGAAGGCACAGCTCTAGCTGACCAAACTTTTTACGGCTTCAAGCTGTATCAAACGGGTGATCTTCATGTTGACGTCATTAACGACGGGACGACACCAGTACGACTTCCAGATGATAATATCATCGACCCAGAGGACTATAAGACGTGGGTGTGGTCGAAAGACACCATCACATTTCGCTGGGATAACGGTCACTTACTAATGGAAATGATATGACTCAGATAATCGACTTAGGAAAATTACGTTTCTATTTCGCAGGTGACTGGGATACCGCCACCACTTACGAATTGAACGACATCGTAAAGTACGGTGGTAATATTTATGTTTACACATACGGACTTAAAACAAGCACTCACCTCCCGGTAGATACTACTTATTGGGCGTTGATGGTTGAGGGCTTTAAGTTCCAAGCTGTGTACGCAAATGCAACGGCGTATCGTGTAGGTGACGGTGTCACTCACGGTGGTAAGGTTTACATTTGTATCCTTGATACCACAGGCAACACGCCCCCAAATGCTACATACTGGTCACTATTTGCTGACGGTATTCAGTGGGAAGGCGAGTACGTTAATGCTACTGCCTATCAGAAAAACGATATTGTGTCTTATGGCGGTAACGCTCTTTATGTTTCCAAGGTCGACACAACCGGAAACCTACCCTCAGACACTACCTATTGGGATGCGTTCATTAGCGGAATTACAGCAGAAGGTGTTTACAACGCGGCTACCGCCTATGTTGCGGGAGACATTGTTGCCTATGGTGGTAATCTCTACCGCGCCACTGGCGATACTACTGGTAACCTCCCAAGCGACGCGAGTTATTGGGTTGAGTTCCTTGGCGGCATTAAGGCGCGTGGTGCATACAATGCAGCCACAGCTTACGCGCTAAATGACGTCGTAAACTACGGCAGCGGACTATACCGAGCACTGGCTGAAACAACAGGAAATCTACCCACAGTCACGGCTAACTGGGAGCTTTATGTTTCGGGCGTAAGCCCAAAAGGTGCATACGATAATACAGTGGCCTATGTACCTAACGATATAGTTGCTTACGGTGGTTCGCTTTATAAGAATATAGTTCTAGGCACAGCCAACCTTCCAACAGATACTGCCTACTGGTCTGTATTTCTTGGCGGGATTAACCCACGCGGCAACTGGACTACGGCGGTAGATTACCAGCCCGGAGACGTTGCTGTTTATGGTGGTAACACTTTCCGAGTATTAGTAGCTCACGCATCCACAGTTTTCGCAACAGACTTAGCCGCATCCAAGTGGCAGAAGTACAATGGCGGAATTGATTGGAAAGGCAACTGGGCAACTGGGATTGTTTATAAAGTAGACGACATTGTTAACTCTGGCGGTGCTGTTTACATCGCAACCGCAGATCATACATCGGGTTCCTTTGCCGGAGATTCTGGAAATTGGCAAGCATTTGCCAATGCTGGAACCGATGTTGGACTAACAATAACGTCACAGGGGGACGTGTTGTACCGAAATGCAACCGCCCCTGCCGCACTTTCTGCGGGGGTTAGTGGCCACGTCCTAACCACCAAGGGGGCAAATGCCGACCCAGTATGGGAAGCAGTCGCTGGTGCAACCATCGCAAAATATCTAATTAATTCGTAAGGGAAAACTCTCATGGCTACTGAACAAGTAAAAGTATTTAAAAACGTACACACGCAAACGCCAACGTATGCAGCAGCTTTTGAAGTAGTATTAGCTCAAACTACCTCTACGGAAAAAGCAGTTATAAAAGACGTAAGCTGTAAAAATGTTGGGGTGGCGACTTTAGACCATGATGGTCGAACGATTGCCACAAGCACTACTGTTGGTGGGGACATGATTGCCAGCGGCAGTTTAATAATGGACGTTAGTTCTGTATTAAAACTAAAGTTTGGTGCAAAAGCGTCAGCTCAGGCCGCTAACTTTAAAGCAATGCTTTTTTGTGACAGCACTGACGGAATGACATTTATAGAAGGTACAGGCGTTCAAGCCGCTGCTGGAACATCTACGTCAGCAACCACAGCAACGAATTTAACAACATCTGGCGTGAACACTAATGATGCCTTTGCAGCTATTAAGCCGGGAGATACCGAGGTCACTTACTTTAGGTATTACGGCCAAACCATCTATGAGTATGTTTATAATAGCTCAACTATTCAAACCAGCTACGCTTTTGGGTCGGGTTACGGTGCGTGTACCGATGGTACATATATGTACAATATCCCATCCTCCACCACCTCCACAGTTTATCGGAGGCATCTGACAACTGGTGTTAGCACCAACTTCACTACTGGTACAAGTGTGCAGGGGCGACAAGCAAACCAAGGTTCTTTTCTGTTACACCACAATGGCTACCTCTATACCAAACAAGAGGCTGGTAACGGCACCATGTACATCATCAAAATATCTGACGGCTCGGTTACAACAATAACAAATGGTAATTGTGGTGGTTACAGTGATGGAGCCACCATCGTCACTACGCTTGCTGGCACGTCTTATGTGGTAGAGCAAGGTACTTCCTCTTGGAAATGGTATGAAATTGGCAGCACAGCTACCCAATTTACCACTGGAACTGGCGCAAGTGGCGCGTCCACTGAGTATGGCGATGGTGGTTTTGAAATTGCACCGGGCATTGCAATGATCTTGTGCGAAGAAAGTGACGATATGAGTATCATTGATATGAATACATCACCACCTCAATGGTCGCATATAGCTTCCCCCACTGATCGTAACATTTTAAACCATAACGCTATTGGGTCTTATTTTGCTGTTGCACACTATTTACAGCGAGAAGAACCTGCACAAATCTACGACGCTTACACTTCTGGCGTTTTAATCGAGGGGGTTTAATATGTCATTTACACAAGACGTAAGCAGTTTCTCGTCTGGCTCTGGCGGTGGAGGTGGCGCAACTGCTAGTCCAGTTGGGCAAGCCTTTTATGGCTCTGGCAATGGCGGTTATACTTGGACATGCCCCGCAGGGGTCTCTTCA